TGTAACTTAAACTTGTATTCCAGTAGCCCTTGTACTGAAACATAACAGCAGCGTCTCCTTTTGGACCCGACCCGCTAGCCAAAACCTGCCAAAACGCTGAACCACTAACTCCGGTCGGAGAATTGATAGGACTTGAAACGTGAGTCTGCAATGCAGCCCAAGAAACTCCATTAATATTTGTCCAATCTAGAAATCCGTAGGTCATGCTATTAACCCACTGACCTCTAGGAGTTAGAGAAGGGCCAATTAGTCCTTGCTCTCCCTTCAAAACATTAATCATTCCGCTCGCATCTAGAGCAAAGTAATCAATAAAATAACCTGTATCTCTAACTACATCAGAAAACTCTACCGTGAACGATCCACTGTTTACATTAGAAATGTAATATCCTAGATGAGGATTGCTTGAGGACTCTGTTCCTAGCTGAGTCATTACAAAAGGTTTTGTAGAGTAACCCGTTACATTAACGATATACGTTGCCGAACCCGTAGGAATATAAACTTTATGAGCAGCGAAAATACTGGTAGATTCGATATTCTGTAAATCAGCACCACTGATATTTAGAATATTACCTTGCTGCCAAACTGTTACCGTTCCTCTACCTTGCGTGAAGATATTTCCGCTAGCTTTATTTATGCCAAGAACTCCCGCAAAACCTGTAGAAACTCCAGTGCTAATAGTAGCTACAGTATCAACGAAGTCCTTTCTTAGAGCGTCTATCCCAGTTTTAAACTGGCCATAGTTAACTGCGTAATCTAAATTAGTAGTGTAAGGGACTTTAGCTCCACCTATAAATGTCTTTAGACCTGCAATAGTTTGCGCGCCTTCTGAAGTTAGAATGGATTGATTATTTAACTTCCAAGCTCCATATAAACCATAGCTACTCCAGTTTAAAACTTCATTTTGGGAAGCATCTAATAAAGTGCTATTAGCTACATTTATTTTAGAATCTCCAGAAGGAGAATAAATCTTTTCCGCCCTTAACTGTCCAACGAAAGTTTTATTTCCGCTAATACTCTGATCGCCACTTCTGTAAACGAATTGAGAATTGACTAAAGCGTTTAGGTTAATATTTACTAACGCGAAAGCATCATCAACATATTTCTTTGAAATTGCTTGTCCGGTAGCGCCACTATAAGGAATATTTGGAGGCAGAGAGAAAGTCTTCTGTCCAAAAATTGTCTGGTTTCCTCCCGTCGCATAAACTACATTAGACCCTAATGATCCACCATTAGACAAATAATTGTCAATGAATCCTCCAAACGAACTTGTTAGTAGCCCTGAAAGATAACTTCCAAAATCTACCAAGTCGATCTGATTGGTCTTAATGCGGTTTAGTTCTGGCATGGTATTTAAATCTTAGAGTGGAACAGTAGAGAAGCCATTCTGTTATCCTCAATGTCATAGTCAGTCTGAATATCAATGATAGCTAATTGATTCTCAATGCTCATCTTTGGTAATTCTTCTTGTCTAGCATAAGTCTCCCATTCTGAAGGAGGAACACTTTCAATAATGATACTTGTTTTATTAGCGATAAGTTCCTTTTGGCTTTTAGTTAAACGCTTAGTAGGATTCGCTTTTTTAAACTCTTCTGTAACAATGTCTTCTAGCTTGTAAGCTAAAGCGGTATTTTCGATTAAAGCTCTTTGGCTAAACACTCCTTCTAATTCTTCATCTAAGCTAGCCTTGGCTGGCTTAACTGTTTTCTTAGTCTGAGGAGACTTAGTTCCGCCGGGTCTTCCGGGCTGACCATTAATAACGATTTGAGGAGGCTTCTGCTCAGGATTGTCGGCCTTATGCTTCAACTCCTTCGTCTTAATCTTCATGTCATGCTCTTGAGTCAACTGAGTTTGTTTAACCTGATTCTTAAAGCCATCTTCTTGTAGAGTGCTTGTAGAGAAAGGCCCACCAACAATAGGCTCGAACAATCCTTTATCCTTTTGCTTTCTGAATTCCTCTTGATTGGTAAGTAAGTCTTCTGAAGTTGGATATAGTCCAGTCTCCATTAACTCTAGTCCATCTTTAGGAGTTAGAACTCCCATCTGTAATAACTGAGCAGCAATACGTAAGAAGTTAGCGTTATCTTCCAAGTTGATTGGCTCAAACTCAACCTTTGGATAAGCTTTAAAGTTTAGAAGCTTACTAATTCTTTTAATTTCTGGCTGTAAAAACTCATTGATGAAAAGCTTTTGAGCACCTTCTAATTTCTTGGTATAAACCTTGATCTTAGCCATGATGCTAGCAAACTTATCTTCTCCAAAGTAAATATTGCTTAAACTGTTAGCAATGTTAGTTTTAATTTCATCATACTTTTGAGGAATGATGATCTTACTTAAGTCTGGAGTAATAAATTCTGCTTTAGTAGTGTAATCAGCAACAAGAGCACGACCTAATTGGTCTTTCTTGAAAGCAGCCTTCAACATTTCCATCGCTTTTGGATTTGTTCCACCGTCTTCCTTCTTAGCTCCCATTGTAACTAACAACATCATGTATTCTACAGATTTAGAAACGATTAAATCGGCTTTCTTCATCTCTAGTAATAAATTAATATCATCTAGTGCGCAATATCCCATAGGAACTGCGAATGGCTCGTAGTCTTGCTTCTGATAGAAGACTGTGTGTAGCTTATCTGGGTCTAACTTAATTATTGTCTGTCCAGTTGATCCAATTCCACCAGCATATTGATTGATAGCACTTTTAATATCTTTATAGATACTTGGTTCGTCTCCATCCGCGCTTTTAATCTGATCTAGCTCTAACTTAGTTAAAACTTTAGCGTAAATGGGAACTCCAGTCTCAAAATACTGAGCACAAAGAGTCGCTGGATTCAACATGATGTATCTTCCAGGAATTTCAATCTTTTTAGCGTAAGTTTGACTTAGCTTTAATACTTCGTCGGCCTTTAAAGTAAGATCAGCTCTATATAAGAAGATGTTACCAGACCTAAAGCATTCACGGAAAAACTGATCTCTTAATTTCCATCCACCAATCTTCTTATCCCAAGATTGAAAGAATTTTAATGACTGAGTATTTCCTTCGTAGAAATGTAGAGGAGTATTACAAAGCTCGGCCATTGTATCAACGGCTGTTTTGAAAATACCAATTCTGTAATAAGCTTTTTGACAAGCAATTACGGCTTCTCTGATTGTATAATAACCTCTTTCCGTTCCGAATGGAAGTCCAAGGCCCTCAATGTTTGGCCAGTAATTACAAATTGATCCAGACAAAGGAGTATTGCCACGAGAGTAGTCTTGTGACGAAGCACTAGCAATTGATCTACCCACTAAATCAGGTAAAGCTGCCTCAGAAAAATCTAGAGGAGCATCATCTTTTAATACTACTTGCTTTTTAGGTCTGCCTTGAGCCATTGTTATTTATTCCTTTATCCTTATAGGTTACACTAATTCGTTTCATAAATCTGTTTTTAATCTAGGAAAAATGGAATAAATCCAGCATCTTCGTCAGGCTCATCCATCATATCGAAGTAACATTTTAGTCCCCAGCATCCAAGTAATAGAGCGGTATAGCTATCTCTTCTTGATCTTGTTGGAGAGGTGTCTCTTTTAATAGATTGAGGCAATGTAAATGTTAAAGTTCCATTATCTGTGCTCTTTACTTCAATTAAAGCGGTCTCAGACTTAACTAAGTTAATCATTTCAGCTTGATGGTCGATAAAGTCTGCTTTTTTAGCAGTGTCCTTTAACGATTTAGATTCTTGATCGTAAATTAAATGTTCAATGTCTAAATCTAGGTGCATTAATTCTTCAAACTTTTTATCCATTGCAGCGGAAGCGAATTTAATACTTCTATGATCGAAGCAGGCGGCTAATCTTTCATTCGCTAACTTTAACCATGAAGAACTAAACCATTGAGCTTGGCAAATCTTTCTTTCGGCCAAACTATAATCATATTTAGATTTACGGACGCCTTCCATGTAATTGATGTTATCGAAGTCATGGTTAAAAGTTAATACCTTTAGTTTATTCAAAGCGAAAACCGTGCTCGCGTTACAATCCTCTAAGAACCAAGAGCCGGAGGCATCAATTACTATATAGACAATATTAAAAGCCTTTAATAAATATGTTAGATAATTTAGGTGATCTTGAAATTGCCCTCCAGCTACAGCGTAGTTATGAACTACTATTCCATGCTTATTTTCATTATCAATCTTTAATACAGTCATAGCAAAGTGATCGCTCGCCTCCGCTTTACTCCAGCTAGGGTCGATTGCTAGAATATACTTAGATTTTTTATCATCGACAATTTCGATAGTAGGCGATTCCCCATTTGGGATAGTGCATAAGTCCATTTTTCTTTTCGAGAAGAAACCTCCACTGTCGTCGGTGAAAATAGAATTAAACTCTCTATTAAATTGGACTTCTGACATCTGATTTCTAAATGTGTTAATATTGTCTTCATTGTATAAGAATTTAGGCGCAATCTCGTGAGAGAATTGCATAACTCCATACGTCGAAGTGTCTCTGAATTTTCCGTTTTCATCTTTTGGGTTTGTTTCGTAGATATTATCTACATATTTTTTGTATAATTTGTAAAGGAATTCAAACTTATAAGAAGCAGAAGATAAACCAACAAATTTGTTATTGCTGAATTTAGTTCTTTCTTCTTCCGTCATTTGTCCCGCACGAATTAGATTGGTTTCCTCGTTGTAAACTTTCGTTCTAACGATAGGATCGGAGTTAGCCGCCAAGAAAGGTAGAATAACTTCATTAATAATGTTTTCTGGGATAAGTAACAACTCATCAAGAACCATTACATTAAAACGGAAACCTCTAAGCTTATCTCCAACGCCTAAAGGTAGAGCGGTGATCTTTGATTTACCAATATCAATAGACCAAGCATCAGCTCTATGCGCAGGAGCGCCATTGAAACATTCCGAAAGCATTGCTCCGTCTTTACTAAAGGCGAACTTCTCAATATATCCGAATAACTGTCTGCTCTGTCTGAATGAAGCTGAAATAATACCGATGTTAGCCCCTGGCGTAAATAAAGCGTATAACCAGCAGAACATAGCCGCTGACCAAGACTTAGAAATAGCTCGACCAGCAATAGCCATGAAGAAATCCTTTTGGAACATCCCTCTAATCATCATTTCTTGGAATGGAAACAACGTATTCCCTGTCATTAGTTCAACCGTGAAATTTAGGTTGTTTCTAAGAAAAGCCGCCAAGGATTCTTTTGCTACATCATTATCTAATTTGCCATGTAGCTTTAAAATTTCCTGATTTACGTTTTCCGGTCTATTATTATTGAAGTATCCTTCGAATCTCATAGTTATTTATTTAATCTTTTCTGCGCAGTCTCCCAATTAGCCTCATGTATCTCAAATCCAATATAACTTTTATTTAAATTTTTCGCTGCAAGTAATGTTGTCGCGCTTCCGGCGAAAGGGTCTAGCACGATAGCTCCATCTTTAATACCAGAAAGTTTTATGCATAATTCTGGGAGTGTAATAGGGAATCTATCATTATGGAGTTTATCCTCTTTGTCGTTGATAGTTTCGTAGGGAATCTCCCATACATTTCCTCGACATTTTAAATCTCTTCCTCCAGCAAATCTCTTTACATTACTCTTGTCTTTATAAGGAACTCCTACCGCTAGTCTATCAATGTCAGGCATACTAGCTTTATGAAGCAAAAAGATAAATTCACTTAAGTTATTTAGCCTTTTATTTCCTTGAATAGGACGGTAATGATTCTTTACCCAAGTAATTGTGTCGTTAAGTCTATATCCAGCCTTCATAGCCATTTCTAAAACTTTAAATGGTCTAGCCTTATCTTCTGCTAGATGACCGAAGTTTAAAAAGAATAAAGAGTTTGTTTTAGATACCCTATAACACTCTTGTAATACATCCATTAAGAAATCTGGATTGTATCCGTCCGAATCTTTATAAACTGGACTAGTTATAATTAAATCAATAGAATCTTCTTCTATCTCTTTGAGTCCGGGTAAACAGTTTTGATTATATAGTTTGTTTAATTCCATTATAGTGCCTTGCTATCAATTAGATATTGTAAGTCGAGTGTTGTTGGGTCGATCTCTAGAGAGTAAATTTTTTCTACTAGCTCTACTGCCTTAACTCTGCCGTCCGCGAATGCGAACTGGATGTTAGGATACTTTTGCATTAGTGCTCTAACTTTATGAAAGATATAAGCGGGATTAGCTTTAATCTTCTTACTAACGTGAGGAAGCATATCAAATCCCAAAGCATCATTGATAGAAGACTCTACTAAAATAACCAAATAATTATTATCTTTAGCCGCTCTTTCAATCTCTCTACAAAATCTATCATAGCCACCACTTATAGTATTAATAAAATCAGTTAAATTCTTACGCTCAATAAAAACGTGACTCCATTTTGAGTTGTTGCAGGAGTAGTCGCCATACTCCACTTTTTTAATAGTGGTCTTATGAACCTTGTCGAATTTCCAAGGTGTTTGCTCTCTTGTATCAATAACCAAATCTAGGGGTTTACTTGTATAACTAAGGGGTTTGGCTATATTGTAAAGGAAACGGGTTTTAAAGCCCATTTGCGCGCATTCTAGGTTGTAGTTAAAGTGCTTCTGATACCACAGTACGTTAGGAGAGCATAAACTTCTTAACTCCACTTGAGAAGGAGCGTAAAAAGCTTTTCCAGCAGCGAATCTTTTCTCTAGAAGTTCGAGCGCATACTCCTTACCTTCCTCTGGATTCTCTTTTAACCATTTCTTTAATTCATTCTTGTCATTGAAGTCGCTGCTAAAGTAAGATTCCCTGTTCTTGAAGAATATGATCTTACCAGTTAGCTTAGAGAATCTTTTATCGTAGTTTAAACAATAATCAGACTCTTTAATATGGTGCTCTTTCCAAAAATGAGAGGGCTCTATCTCTAAAGCCCCACAAATTTTACATTCTGTATAACTATACTTATCCATGTAGTATTTCTTCTCGTGAGAATCCTAGAATTCTGCACTTAACGTCTTGAATATTCTCTAATCTATCTAGCTCTGTAGCTACTTCGGTTTTTCTTAACTCTTCTCTTTCGACGGTCTTCTTTCGTTCCTTCTCGTCAGACCACCATTCAATTAAATCAACTACAGATAAGGTGCTTTTCTGTTTATTCTTATGTCTTTCTGATCTTTTACCTTGTAGATCATCAATTAGTTTCTGCTGTCTAGTATCGCACTTATTTAACTCTTCTGTTTTCGCCTTAATCATTTCAGCTAAGGCTTGAGAAACCTTGCCTTCTGGATCATCAAACATTCTTTCATACTTTTCGTTAAGCATGTCCAAATGACGATTAACCGTAATCATTAAAACGTAGTTAGAGCATAAGTTGATACATAAGTTTAGCTCGTCCGGGGTAAGGTCGGGTTTATCATATACAGTTCTAATAAACTCGCTCTCAAAAATGTCTCGGCTAATTCTAGAGCTATAAGAATTAACCATTTGAAGGAAACGGGGGGCTCTAAGGAATCCTCTAACTGATTCAAAGTGTTTCTTTTGTTGGGCGTTAAGTAATTCGACTTGATAATCTTTGAATAAACAGGCGTTTACTTTGTCGATTAACTGCTTAAGAGTATTAATCGGTTTATACTCTTCGAGAACTTCGTCGTTGGAATGTTCTCCTTTTAGTTCTACTGGTAACTCCTTAATGAAGTTGTAAACAGTTCTACTTTCTAGATTTAATGGCCCAAGTCTATTGTTATTGAATAAGATTCTAGCAATTTCAGTAGCAGATGATCCATTTCCTAAATTAGAAATAATAAAATCCTTTTGGTCTTCTGTTAATTCAATATTACCGATCTTTTTGTAAGCCGTAGGTAAAGGTTCTCTATCTCCGAGATAATTCGCTACTGCTTTACTTTCAATCGAACGCCCATCTAGCTTGTCGTCATTAAAAGTTCCCTTCACTAACTCTGGCATCCTCATTTGATGCCAGTTCTCGTCAATGAAAGCCTTCTGTTCTTCCGAAAGCTCTACATTTAATTCTTTTTTCTTATAAGCCATAATCTATACACTTATGTATTACACTTTTTATTAATAAAATTCATTCAAGACAATTTTTTTAGCTTTTTCTAAAATAACTTTCTTCATGTTATGAACTTGCCTATATCCTACGTTGCGATGTTTCTCGGAAGACTTATAACCCATAGCTTCTGCTACTTCTCCTTCAGTTTTACCGTCTATATAAAGTAATTTATAAACCTTATACTGGATTGGACTTAAAGTTTCTCTCATTCTCTCATGTAATGTAGCAGCTTTAGTTTCTATTTCTTCGTCAGTGCTAGTCATAGCAGATGTTTCTAGTAAATGATTTTCAATAGAAACTGGAAGCTTCACATCATAAGCTCTTTTCTTAGTTTTTTCCCAATGCTTATATAAAGGACAAGCTGAACATTGTTTTGCGTAGATTCGACAACGATCTTCTCCTTCGTTAGCCGCACAACTTACGCAAGGGCGAGCGATGTTCATGTATAGATTTCGTAACTTATTACGAATTTGATTGGTAATGACTGTATTTAACCAAGGCAAGAACGCTCTACTCTGGTCCCATAAATGCCATTGTTTATGTAGATGAATCTTTAGCTCTTGAGCAACATCGTCAAAGTCCATCCAAGCGACAGCTTTAAGTTGCCACTTATGCCTACGCTTTTCAATTTCTCGGTCAATATCAACAATCTTATCTTTAAACTCTACCATTATTGTCCTTTTCTTTTCCTAGGCTTCTTAGTATTAGCTGGAGCCGAAGGCTTTGGCTCAATCTCACTTAACTTAAAACTATTATTATCCACTATAGGAGTTACTTCTTCCTCTTGGATTGGATCAAGATTAGCGATAATTTGTTCCAGTTTATCAAATGTTAGTCCTGGAACTTCTTCTTGTTCTCTATTAAATGGTTGGCCTGGTCTAAGGGTTGGATTAGATTCTACTGGTGGCTGTGGTCTTGGGACGGCAGCTATAGTAAAAGCATTTCGACAACTACTACAATTTAAATTAGTAGATATATTAGCTGTCCCGCATTGCATACAATATTTGTTAGCCATTATTTTCTTTTCTTTCTATGTTTGTTTCGTTCTTGTTTAGCGACTTCGTGATAATCTATACCATCAACTCCATCATGTTTCATTATAGCCCAACTAAGTTCAAGATTGTATAATATTTTATCTATTAACTCACCTTTACTTTTAGCTTCTATGACGAAGGAAGGAGGCTCAACCCCTTCAGGTAGAACCTCCCCTTGATCGTCCCATAGAATCATGGACGTTTTTAATTTTAGCATTAAGAGGGAATAGACTTAAATGTGCTAGCAACAAATTTGCATAGCTCGGAACGCATAATGTCTTCTTCTCCAAACTCTACGCAAAAAACACCTTGACTTCTTGCTTCTAGCGTATCGAAAGAGTTATACACCTTATCGAACGCGCTATTCTTAATATCGGACTGGTCTGGATCACCGATGATAAATGTTTTACAGTATTTACCGATACGAGTCATAAAAGTTAAAAGCTCTTTCCTAGTCATGTTCTGAGCTTCATCTAATACGATACCCTTTCTTTGCCAATCCATACCTCTTAGGAAGTTAATTGGCATTGCTGTAATTCTTTCTTCTTTATGGAGTTTCTGACTGTCATTTTTACTAATGAACATATCAATTTTATCCATAAAAGGAATCATGTAAGGTAGCATTTTCTCCTCACTTGTTCCTGGTAGGAAACCCATTTTATTATCCGAGCTTTCTACAATACTTCTAACTAAAACCAAGTCTGAGATTTTTTTATTGTTTAGTAGGGATAATAAACAATAGATACTCAATGCTGTTTTGGAAGTTCCTGCTGGACCCTTCGCGAAAATAACTTGAGCTTCTTTCATGTGGGCTAGGTCAATAAAGCCTAGTTGTCTATCTGTCCAAGGTAATCCCTTAAGATTAACAGGGTCTTTTAAGACTGGTTTTTGGTGGACGTAAGGAGAAGTGTCCTCGGTTTTTGTTGGGCGACTGCCGTTTCGTTGTTTGGTGGTCATGTAAGGTTATTTACACTGCTTGTTGATTTGTAGATTTGATAAAATCTATACTACTATATAAAGTTTTTATTTAATAATTCAACTTTTTTCTTGACATGGAATACGTTTTCATGTATCTTTGCGCTATGACCGAATCAGACATTGAAAATGCAAGCCTCAGATTCCTCGATCTTTTTGAAGCGTTAACTGGAAAAGCTAATCATTTACGACCAAAACCATTAAAGGAGACTAAATTCCATGATGCATATGATTACACTCCTAGTATGCCTGCTGAATTGGACACTTGGGAAGCTTATGAGGCAGAACAACATTACAGAGTGGAGCAATTGCTTCAAATGAAGGAAGACTATTACATTTTGGAATGCAATGCTCTTACCGACGATGAAGCAGAAGAGTATAATAAGAAGTATTTAGATGTGTGTGAGCAAATTAGAATTGTTATGGGGGTAGTATAAGAATCTTTTCTAGTAAAAAGTTCTTGCAATATTCCAAGTCTTTGGTATATTGGTGAAAGACTATGAGCAACAAGACATTTTCACTAGCCGAAATCGAAGCATTATCTGAACAGGGCAAAACCTTAGTTTATGTTTCGACTCCTACCTGCTTTCCATGTAAAGCATTAAAACCAATTGCCAAAAAAGTATGCGAGGAATTAAATATCACTTTAGTGGACGTTGACGCTACTTATAATGAGGAGTTTTGCGCTGCTTATAACGTGAGGAAGGTTCCTACTTTAATTTTACTAGAAAAAGATAAAACAAATAAGATCAATACTGGATTCATTAACGAAAAAGCTTTCACCGAATTTATTACTAACTAAAATGAGTGCATACTTTACTTGGGGCTATAAAACCCCTACATCCACCGTCCAAGCTGCTCCCGCTATCACTACGGTAGTTGCTGCGCCTAATCTTAAACCAACACAACCAGCCTCTCCTGTAGGAACTACTTTCAGAGAGCCAGTTTCTTCGACAGTTGATTTACCTTCTGTAAGTTCTCTAGTTAAATCTATCGCTCCAGCAGAGAAGGGCGAGATTTGTGGTATTTGTAAAAAACCAAAATCTTCTTCTATCGGAAGATTGATTTTCGCTGGAGAAAGACAAAAGTTTTTCACTGTTTGTCTGGACTGTTATATCAACGACCATAGAATCCCTTAATATGAACGAGAAAATACAAGAATTAATTGATAGAGCGGCTGTAGCGTTCGGAGAATTAAACGACTCAGAAGGTTTAGCGATTTTAGATCAAGCCGTTAATGAAATTAAAGAACTAGAAGAAGATAGTAGATTCTTAAATAAGTTACGCGAAGCTGGAGTAGATAATTGGCCGGGCTATGAGCATGGCTTTAGCGACGAGGAAGTTGAAGACTAAAACTTATAGATTCTTTTACCATTACTTTAAAGGTAAAAAGAAAATGTCTGTCCACTTTAAAAACAAGTGTTCAGTAGTGGACGAAATAAAATGTGATGTTCCATGTGAAACAAAATGGAATAATCGTCAGCCTAAATTAGTAATGAGGGGGTTTTGTTCAGAAGTATCTATTAAAGATAATATAGCTTATATAAGATAGCTTATATAAGTAAGGTCTTATCATCGTTCAACTTACATAACAAACAATCTGTACATACTTAGAAAAAGCGCCAACTTATCTAGGCGGAGCCAAAATAAATATGCCCTTTACAGCATTATGATTGTAAATTTTAAGTAGCAGAATCTAAACTTATGAAAGCAAAAATAGATTACGACTTAGTTGCGAAAAGAGGAGCCATTATGTTCTTTGACTTAGACGCCCAAGAATTCGATAGTTTGCGCATCCTATTAAAGTCCGTCTTTGAGTATGGCCAATTTGCAGACGCTAAAGAAATATCTAAAGACTTAGGAATGCAAAAAATGATTAAGGCTATTGCTGTAGAACAACAGAAAAATGAAAGCCAGCAAATTATTATTAGTCACGTCCTACCTGAACAAACCCTACCTTCATCTGGCCCCGCTGGCCCAAGCACTCTATAATGAAAATTTTAATTAGCTTAGTAACCGCACTCTTACTTTCCAACTCTTTAATTGCGGAGAATCCAGTATTTCATTCCAATGAGAATGAAAAGAATCTAGTTGTTACTCTTAATGGTAAGATCATTCAAGGGGATGAACTAAATAAAGTCCTAGAAGCTTTAAACTTCGACAGAGGAGTTCAAAAAGCTTTAGATAAAGCTTTGACCTCAAAAGTAAAAGATGATATTCGTGATCCGGGATACGGAGGAAAAGCCCCAAATTTTTTAAAATAATTATGACACTAGGAGAATTTAGCGCACTATATCCTAATAGCGAAGTTGTATTTGTAGGCATAGTAGAATATGCAGAATATGGCGAGCCGGGCCATACAATGAAAACAGAACCTTGTGATACGCCCGAACAAGCATTAAATAATGCAAATGGGTTGGTCCTTATTAATAAGCTTTCCATCTATGATCCAGAGATTTACGTAAAGGCTAATTTGATTTGGAATAATAACAATTAATGAAAATCTTCTCGTATATATGCACTTTTATGACAGGCTTCACCTTAAATTCGGTGATCTGGAGGCTTGCACATAATTATCACGAGAATTTAGAGTTTGCTAGTGGAATTTTTCTAGTTAATTTAATCATACTATTCTTATGTATTAAAAACGTAAAAAAATATGAGTAATTTAACGATAAAAAGAAAAAATATTGTAATAGCTAAGTTTTTTGGCTGGAGCGATGGGTCAAGTTTAACTACAGAAGGGTTTACAAATATATATAAGCCTAATGGTGCTTTGGCAGCATCTTACAAAACAGATAGTATTGAAACTTTTTGGACTAGCGTTATTCCCAACTACTTTGCAAACGCAGAAGAACTTATTTTTGCGGAAACTGCATTAAAAGTGAATGGAAAGTACGCAAGGTATAAACAAATCCTTTCCACGTTGTTACCGAATAGAGATTCCGGACCACTAGTTAATCCGCCGAATGAATTGCCGAAATATAGGGGGCAGGCGCTTTACTTAATTGCCACTTCCTAAACAAAAATATAAAATTTAAATTAGAAAACCCGCTCATTAGTAATCTGCGGGTTTCATCATGCGTATGACACTAGAAGACTTTAAAATTTGGACAAAATCCTTTAAGGTAGTTGACTATATAGAAGAGGATGTCGATAGTTCAGGGAATGAGTGGGAGACAAGGATATTCGCTTCCAAAGATGGTAAATTATATAGAGTAGATTATCTTAATGACTATCCCTTAGAAAAGTTATCTCCAAAAGGATATATCCGAGGAGAAATCCCCGAGCCAATTGAAGTAATAAAAAAAACCAGAATGGTAGAAGAAGTATATTATGAGTAAATTATCAGAAGAAATCGAAGAGAAAAAGAAAATCCTTATTGAACAGGAAAAGAAAAGACAAGCGGACTTTACTTCCGAGTCCCGGAAACAAGTAAATAAGGTAGTGGAGATTTTGAAGTGGTGGTTGGGAGAAGATTTCAAGGACTATAGCATTAGCTATGAGAAATATGTAATTTGGAACGGAGTACAATTTACATACGACTCTGATACTCAGATTAGCGCAACTGCATATCTACCAGCTACTCCAGACTCAAATAAGAAATGGTGTTTGCAAAATAGGAATGACTTAATTTTCTTATTGGCCGAAAAGAAAAAGGCAGAGGATGCAGTCGAAGCATACAATGCTAATAAAAAAGCGTTAAGAGAACAGCAAGACAAGGAATGGGAAGAACAGTATAAGAAAGATCATCCTTTCGCTTACAAATTAAATAAATACTTTTACGCTGACACTCCGCAAGGCAAAGCGATTAGAATTTCTTTTATGGTTCTTGTAACTTTACTGTTTTCTGGAGTTTTTTGTTGGGTTAATTCTTTACTTAATAGAATCATTGCACTTAAATAATATGAATAACAAAATAGACCCCGCTGTGGCTGCGTGGCATGAAGAACAAGAAGCCAGATATCAATTATTAAAAAAGAAGTTTCCCGACCTAAAGAAAAATGATTGCTCTGTAATTGGATCGTACACTTATACATTTGATGGAGTGGATTATCACTTCCAACATATTTATTCTTATCAGACTGAACGACATGGGTTGTCGTCAGTGAATCACAAAAGTCCTATTAGATGGGAAATTTATAGTCTGGTTCAATTGGGGGAATATTTAGTTCACGAAAAGGATTTAAGAGAAAAGGAGTTGCCACCATTACCTCAGTTGCCGGACCTTAGATATGAAGAAACTCCTTCATTGTGGGCATCAATCAAAAAAGAAATATTTGGAATCCATGACTAATAAACAAAGAGAAGAACAAGCTTTAAACGCATATAATAAAGCCGTAAGGGAAGCGCAGGAAAAAGAAAGAACTAGAATTGATCGAAGAAATCAATATCTTCTTAGTAATATTCCGGGCCTCGAATTAACGGAAGACAAAGATACTTTTGCCTACTTTGTAAGTGATGGCAAATATTATTTTTCTATCTACTTTCCTTACGATGGATATGGAGTTTCGCCCACAAGAGACGGTAACGAGTTTGAACGATACGCTATTGTCCCTAAACTTAAAGCCTATGTTAAATCAGTCTATAATGGTAATGTAAGTTACTATGATGCGGGCGGGGTAATAAATAACCTAGTTGATATGGGTCGCTATATCACTAATATGAGGAATTATGAGGCAAATAAAGCAGAGGTTGATGCGTGGCTAAAGAAAAGAGACGAGCATAATCAGAAATGTAAAACAGAAGCCTACTCTCCTAATAAAAGATATAAATATAGAGGCCCATTAGCAGGATTTTTTAATTGGCTAATGAAACCCATAAAATAAAATATGAAAAGACTAATTACATTAATGTCCGTCTTACTATTAAGCTTAACTTCCTTCGCGGGCCTAAAAGAAAATACTCCGACTAATAAAACTGATTCGGTCCAACAGGAAAACGAAGCACTAAAAGTAACCCTAAGATATTTTGCGGAAACTAAGGAAGCTGCGGAGGCCGGGGCAAAAGCAATGGCCGATACTATTTCCAAGAATGCCAAATTTGTTTCTCTCGAATCAAAGGAGTATGAGAGCGAAGGCAAAAAATATTGGGTCGCCAATTTGGTAGTAACATTTACTAGAGCGGATTTAATTGGTCCGGAAGAAAAGAGGTTTGACTAATGAATATTGGAGAAGAATATAAACTAAATTCGGCCATAGCGAAAAGCCAAGGTTACAAAATTGGCCCCGGCTATATAATGCATCATCTATGTTTAGTAGCGGAATTCCCACAATATACGCGCGACTTAAACCTAATGAGCTTCCTCTATAGTCAATTAAAAGAGGCGCAACAGCGCGCGGTATATTCCGAACTACTTTTTAGCGTGGCATACAAATTTGGCAATGCTCGTAAAGATGCTTACAAATATACTCACAAAGTATTAAGTTTGTCAGCTTACGAATGGGCAAAAGCCTACGTTAAAGCATTAGACCTAAAGTAAAACATCTATGTTTTTTGGAACCATTAGAGATAAGCGCGCAAAATGTCCGGCGTGTAAAGAAAGAATTCCCAAAAAGAACTGGTCCTTTTATAAAGTGCGCGAAGAAAGTTGTCCTTACTGTGCTTTGGCCAAAGAGTTAAAGGACGCTAAAGATAATACAGAAATGTATAAAGAAATGTATTTCAATGAAATGAAAAATACGGATGAACTCTACAGTAAGTTAGGTTTGACTTCATACTCCACCCAAAAGGAATACGCTTTAGCATACGCTGAGTTTTTAGTGGATAGTTTCAAAGGTGTTATGAAGGAAGGGATAGATGAGTAGAATAATTTGGAGCTAACTTAGTAAGAGTAATTCCATAAGGAACTACAAAAAAAAGAAGCCCCGGATTTTTTTAAGTCCGTGGCTTTTTTGCGTTTCGCTTTTTCTGGGATTTAGTTTTTTTATTAAAATAGAGAATTGTTAAATACCCCCTGGCACGTTTTCTGTTTTCTCATTTTTGAGAATTCCATAAATACCCCCTCGCATTCGTGAGAGTGGCACGCATCATGTATGAGAAGCGTCTCTCATATATGAGATTAGATACCCTCCCTTATATATAGCGCGTCCCTGGTGTATGCGCGCGCATCCATTAGACGCTTTGCTTGTGCCTGGCGTGCCTTGATTGCTTCCCCCTGGTGCGCTGCATAGTCCATCGCAAGGGAGCACTCCACAGAGCACACATTCCCCCTTTGTAACCCTCCACTAGAGAAGCTAGCGGCATGAGGGGCAGACTGTGCTACTTGGCAGCATGGGCAGCACGCAACGAACAGGACACCACCACCTAAGCCTTGCCATCCATGCGCCTCTTTAAATGCGTAAACCCTACGCTTTGATAGATCAGTAAGGCTTAAGCCTTTAAGGTGGAGGGAAACAAGCTGCTTTGCTTTCGCTGGAATGGACGCTTTGAACATAAGATTTTAACGGGTTTAATTTAATAAGAGCTAACTTGCGCCCCCTAAGCCTTAGCCTAGGGGGCGCCTTGTTAACCCTTAGAATTCATCCAAAAGGGTTTCATCTACATCTGCACCCTCCGCTTTCGCACCCTCCACCGCATCTCCTGCGTCTGCTAGCAGACCACCCTCAGAGAGTCGCGCTTTAGCAGCCTCCTGCCGCCCGCTTGGCCCTTCCCCAAAGTTGGCTAGCTCGTCGCGTGTCATACGAAACCGCTCTTTAGACCCTACGTTCAAAGTGGATTCAAGCCACTGAGTGCAGTAATCCACAGCGGGAGCAGGGATGTTAATCCGGGGCGCGGAGGGTGAAAGCTTGGTTGCGATAGGTGACGCTAAGGCTAAGGCTTTCACAGCCTCGAATTGGGAAAGCGCGAATTGAAATTTTTCTTCCGTATCGGCTGCAATCGTAACGTGAGCAAATGAGACTCGAATCATAGGTTTAATCTTTTTAATGGTTTTAATTTAATAAGCGGGAAGGGGATCGGACCCTTCCCATGCTTAAGGCTTAAACACTGGCGGGAGTGGCAGCCTCCACCTTCTCAGCTTTGGGTGCCTTTGCTCCCTTGGTGGCCGCTCCCTTCTTAGCAGCCTCCATGCGCACACGCGCCGCTTCCATCGTGGCAAGGTATGATCCGCCCTGTTTATCCAGCCCTTTACGGCCATTCGCCAAGGTCTGAATGAGTTGCAGCTCACCGGACAACCAATGGAGACGGTATTGTGCGCTTTTCATCGGCTCTTGAATGTGATTCGCAATCTCCGACACTTGCTTCCCCTTAACCTCTGCGTCGAGGAAACGCAGAATCTGGATATCTTTCCAAGTGAGCCCCATTGGGTAACGGGCGACGGTATGGCGTTTGTCCTCGGAAACGTGGTGACGCTCACCGGCGGCAAAAGCCTTGGCAAAGGCAAGGTTGATTTTCCCCCCGGCCAGCAAAGCTTTTTTCCGCAATTCCGGTCCCATTTCCTGAGTAATCGCCCGAGCATTTGCCCAGACCCGCTTGCACAGAAATTCAACGGCATCGGCGTCTGCTTTGATTTCCTCTACGTCCTCACCACCTTTCAACGCCAGCTTTAGGAGTGCCGCCTTTTCGGAATCCGAATAGGCCACGAAGTCTAGAGACGTGAACCGGCCAGACGGTCCCCACAAGGCCGGGTCTTTAGCCGCGCAATCTTCGTTGCTGGCGGTGATCCACAGATGCTGGAAAGGGTTGGCCGGGAAGATGCACTCTTCAGAAAGCGGCACGTCTTCACACTGGCCGTCAGTTTCTAGAATCGGCTTAAGCATATTCCGCAGACGCTTTTCCATATCGTGCGATTCGTCGCAAAAGATGGTCGCTGGCCGTCCGGCCACTTCTTTAGCCAAAATGGAAATCAGTTGAGGCCGGGTGGTACCGGGAGGAACGACAACGAACCGATGCTCCCCCCCGTGCATTTCATCGCGTGCTGCCGCAATCATTTTAGCAAAGCGGGTTTTACCCAATCCAGCAGGCCCTTTGAAGTGAAGCGGGCGAAAGGGCTCATTCGCTCCTTTCTTTTCAAGGGTCAAAACTTCGTTCAGTTCTCCGACGGCGCTGGACTGGCCGATGTAACCCGGAAAGAAGTTTTCAAGCTTGATGCCGCTAGGCGCTGCTTTGGTGGAGGTAGTTTTAGAGGCTGCTTTAGTGGACATAATCAATTTAAGTTAACGGTTTGGTTTTGGTTAATGCCGTGTCGCTTTCCGTCTTGGAAAACTCACACTGCATCTCCTTTTTAATGCATCGGCATGGGGAAGCAAGGGATTTTTTCAATAAACGGCAAAAAAGTTTCAAAAGGGGGGCAGAATGCACTTTTTTCCACGCTTGGCACAAAATCTCGCAAGTAGAAGTGTGCCAAGCTTTAATCTTTTTACTTATCTTAACCTAATTAAGGGAAAACTTATCTTTTGGCATGGGAGTTGAATCTTAGGACGCCTTGATTGTTAAGGTGCCTTTACTAAATAAAACTTGCTTTTGGTATAAGCCTTGCTACGCGGCGCATTCCCTACCCAGGCACTCTACTTTGGCCAGGCATAGGTGCCTCCGGCTTATATAAGTGTTTATTTGCAATCTGGTACACAATGTCCTGTTTTTGAAATCGTATATTTCGGCGCTCTGAAATAATGTCCAAAAATTTTAATGAGTTTACTTAGTATATTATGGGCGGCGCATACGATGTCCTATTTTACAAAACGCAAATAAGCCTTCCCGGTTAAGGAAGGCTTATTTGTTTACTTTGTTTACTTTACTTAACCTTTACGTTCCCGGTTCTAATCAGGTGGTTTCCAATCATCACCCGAATTGCCTGTCCGGCGACAACCGCAATAAATCCCGCCGTTTCAACCGAAGCTCCAGTTCCGAAGCATGAGCGGATAACCGCTTTAATATCCTTAGCTTCACCTTCCGCCGTCGTCTTATAGAGCGGGGCGAGAATCTCGGAAACAGTCTGAAGGTCTTCTTCGTTAATCGGCAGTTCAACAAGTGGGTTTTTCATGGGATCAATTAATCATAAGGTAAAAGCAAAGTCAAATTCTTTTTTAACTTTTTTTTCGACGCAAGAAAACCCAGCTTTTCAGCCGGGCTTTCTTTATTGCGCTTACTTACTTTATTTTACTTAATCCCAGTGGGCGTCGTAAGCTTTTTCCACTTCATCTTCCGTCATTCTCATACGCTCCCCAATTTTCCGCCACCATTGCACCAGTTCGTCAACTTGGTGGTCATAATCGAAGCTTGTGATTCTCTTTCCTTTTTTATCCCGGATAACCGCCGTAGGATAAGCTTCGCCTTCGTCTTCAAATGTCAGATTAAGTTTGGTTGGATTAGGTTTGTTCATGGATTCACTTAACCATAAGCAAAAACAAAAGTAAAATTCTTTTTTAAAGTTTTTTTCGGCGCAATAAAGCTAAGTGTTTTATTCATTTAATTTATTCTGCATCGCCTTATATCCTTTGGCCGCATCCCCGCGCCTCGCATTCTTCCAATGTCCTAACCTTTTTAATTCCTGCTTTAACGTCTGGCCCATTACATTGCAGCTATATACGTCCCGACGACTCCCTTTCAATCTAAGCCAATTCTTTACTAATCTAGCTAATTCTTTATCGTTTATAGTTAATTCTTCGTCCATATATGAGTATATAGATAGAATTCCGCGCAAATAAAGCAGAATATGGTGTTAGGCGACACTTATTTCCCCCATTTTATCTAATTTGCCTATTCTAATATGCTGTGATTTATTATAATCGCCGCTTTTTAGCCATTATTTAACAATACAGAGCATAATAGAAGTAGATATAAGGTAATAAATGATAAGTTTTACGGTGTTTTTGTGCGTATTTGTAAAGAAATGTTTCTATGACCACCCAAATACTACATTAAACACTCTATTAACTCTATTCTTTATATGTCCTTTATTCATCTTATATATATCTTTATACGTAGGAGGGAAGCCTAGCGTAGCAAAGGCTTGCTTTCACTACATTTCAAAACCGTTTACCTACGTAAGCAGTAATTTCATAACATTACTTACAATGAGCCCCGAGCTAGATGAAACTAATTCAATAAGAAAGCTTTTTATGTTTTTTACTTACTTTACTTTAATAGCGCCGCCTTTATGAATTAGTTATCCAAACGAAAGAATGCCTAGCTTTTTAGGCTAGGCATTCTTTACTTGTTTTACTTTACTTACTGCCAATCCACATGGATTCCGGGGAACTTGTCGAAAATCCAGTCTTCCAGATCAGACTCCCGCCCAAAGTATTCTGGCGGAATACTCATGCTGAATTGAGCGTGCGAAGTGTCGCCGATGAAAAAGTGAACTTGTTTGTTCGTTTCGATGGACGCGCGCATTTGGTCACGTACTTCTCCGAGGGTAACTTGAGTTTTAGGCATAATCAGTTTAATTAGTTACTTAAGGTAATACCTCCGTTTCAATTTTGATCGAATCCATGATCTTCCGATATATCCGATCCAGCCTTTGCCAGCGCCGATGAATTGGGAAGTTGTTCCGATCAATCTCCTCAATCTCATTCATTGCGGCGAGAATCTTAGTAATCCTATTCACTTTAATAGTTTTACTTCTAGTGTCCGCTTCGATGATTTCGATGAGCGCATTTTCCTTTTCAGTTTCGCTCAGGTCCGAATTGTAGCGGATGCCGAGCGCATCCTTTCCCTTTTCAGGGATCGAATCATAGATGAATTCGGCGAGGATGAGAAACCAAGGGAAGCGGGAATCTTTAGAAGGGAGTTTCATAATGAGTTTAATTAGTTTACTTTACTTAGAAGCTTGCGGCGACCTTCGTGAGTTTCCCGAGGATGTAACCTTTCCCCGAGTATTCGCGCATCAGATTCCGACGGTGCCGGATGGCAGCCTTGCGTCCACCGCGGTACTCGAAAGAAGAAGCGAAGTCACCGTTTGAGAAATACATTTTCCAGAAGTAGTTTTTCATAAGTTTTTTTCATTCTAATCTCTATCAAAACAAATTGCAAGGAAAAGTTTTGATTTTTTTTTCGTACGCAGGAAAAGCCGCCTTTTACAGCGGCTAATCCCTTTAGTTCGTTTACTTAAAAAGCTTGGGAAACTTCTTTTTGGTCGCGCATTTTTCAGAATAGGCGCTTGTTTTGGAAATTCCCAAAGTTTTCATTACTTCGGTGACTCCGCCCCTTTTGAATGCCAGCGCCAGAATTTTCGGACGGTCTTTAGTTTCTTTACTTTTAAGGCGAGGATTAAAAGTAAACCCTTCCCATCCATTCCAGCGTTCCAGCGTTTGCCTGACATACTCGTGAGTAAAAAGAGTTTTCCTTTTAATCTCTTTACTTACGATTTCCCCAATTTCCTTAAGGGTGTAAACCTTTTCGTTTTGTTCATTATTCAAGCTCGAAAGCTCGATCATGCGCTTGTGAATTGGAGTTGGTTCGGTGAGTGCTTTGCGGCCCATATTATGTTTAGTTTATTTATTTTAGTTTTTCGAGAAAATCATTCCCTCAAAATAGCCCCGGCTTTCCAGTTCTCCAATCGGGCCAAGTTGAAGGAAAATCGCCCATTCAAGCTTTTTCGCTTCCGCTTCGATTTCCTTTGACCATTCAGCCATTTCTTCGGATTCGTCGCCGTTATTAACCGCGCGGTTATATTCCGCAATTTCGGCGTCGAGAGCTTCACACATTTCGGCTGCTTTGCTTTCACAGAAGTTAATAGCGCCGAGGAAATACCAAGCGGAAACGATGAGGAGGATGGAGATTGTAAGCATAAGTTTTTTTCATTCTAATTTCTCTCAAAACGAATTTCAAGAAAAATTTAAAATTATTTTTGGGCACGAAAAAACCGCCCATTTCTAGGCGGCTTTTTTATTCGTTTTACTTACTTAAGCGATTAAACCACAAGCGCGAAAGGAAAAGTAAGTATCTCCGATAATTACGTGGTCAAAAACCCGCATCCCTAGCATTTCCCCACATTCCACCAGCCTGCGCGTAACCCGACGATCCGCGTCCGATGGCGTACAGTCCCCGCTTGGGTGATTGTGCGCGACGGTAATTCGGAAAGCGCCCGCCAGAATTCCGTGGCGGAAGATGGCGGAAAAATCCACTACCGTTTCATTTAACGAACCTAATCCAACTAATACGCGACCAATAGGCTTCATTTGAGTATTTAAACAAATCAGCCACATTTGCTCCTGAAAAGGGTTTTCGTCTATTTTTTCCTTTAGATAAGCAACCACATTTTCTGGAGAATCCAACACGTCGAGGGAGGGGATTTCACCGACGGTCTTGTAACTGATTTTCATTTCGCGGATTTTCATAAGTTTTATTCAATTTAGAGAAACTTTTTGAGCATGCAATAAAATTTTGAAATTATTTTTGAGCACGAAAAAAGGCCACCCTTTCGAGTGGCCTTTTTTATTCGTTTTACTTATTTAGCGTAACGGATGACGAGAGTTTCGTCACATTCGCCCATATCTGAGCATCCATTTTTATCTAAGTATTCGCGAGCTGCTTCTTCCGCGTCTGAAAAAGAAAGAGACTCAGAATCTCCATAAATCCAAATTTCCGTTTCTCCCCATGAGACAGAGTAAATTATGGAGTATTCTCCATGTTCCTCCTTCGGGAGAACGCGAAGCGGGAAGGTTCCAGTGATATGAGCGGTGATAAGATTTTTCATAGTTTCATTTTATCCACTAATTTTCGACGCGCAATAAAAATTTGCAAAAAAATAAACCCCTATTTCTAGGGGCTTATTTATTTTAATTTCTTTACTTAAACCCTTGCCGCCATCTTCGCCAGTTTCAGCGAACGCTTCGGCCCATAGTTTGTCCGATACATTTTGTACCACTTTCCCACTTCGATCATTTTGGCAAGCGGCCAGATTACGTGAGGAGTATTTTTCATAATGAGCTTAATTAGAAAACTTTATTTAATAGCTGGCCGATTCCGTAGAGAAAGAAAAACCAAAGAATAGGATTCATAATTGGTTTAATTAATTACTTTACCACCTCCCGCTTAATTCCCGCGATATGAAACGGGATGCGCTGGAAATTTTGGTTGAGAACGTGATTCAGGATTGCGAAGGCGTGGAGGGATGCGAAGTAGAAGCGGGATTTCATATTTTTGGATTGGTTGAGATTGGCTGCAATTCCATTTTTACAGAAAACTTTCCGCTGGTCAAATACTTTTTTAAACTTTTTTTCGCCTATTAATTAAAACGATTAACCCGCTAAGGAGGCGCCTCCTTAGCGGGTTATAAGATTCAATTTCGCCTTTCTGGCCGGGCTCTATCTCAGAATATCGTTTTCTTCACCCGTTCAACCTGACAGTCAGCAATTCTCGGGGCTTATGTCGCTCTTTATTTACCCGTTTACTTTATTTATTAGGAGCCCCGGTTAACAGTCGGAACCTAATACTTTTATTAAGGATGCTATAACCTTTTTTAGGGAGATTAGCCTATTACTTACCTTAATGTAAGGATTTCTGCCCTTACTCTATCTTTGAGTTTTACTTCGTCCGGTATTTCACCAAGAAGGAGATTTAATCTCTTATTTAACTAGAGTAATTAATGAGGAGACTTATTTGACCTTCACTTGCTCGTTTTCCGCGTATGCATCCGCGTTTCCGAGAACTGGACCGGCCCTTATTTTCGTTTCTAATCCTACTACTTACTTTTCGTCTTCGCTCTTTACTGAGCAGTTTCAATTAGCCTTGCGGCGACATCAGTTTAACAAAGAAATTTCAGCGTGTCAAGTACTTTTTTCATCTTTTTTCAAATTTCTTTTTTTAAAATTTTTCGTCCAGAACAAGAGGCATACTTATTTTAATTAGTTTTGATAAATAGCATTAATGCTACTAAAGCAGAAAACCCCGATTTCTCGGGGCTTCTGTATTATTTTAGGTTTGTATTTATTCCGGTTCAATAATATCTTCCGGCCAATTTGCTATTTTTTGCCATGCTCTGTAATGGCGCATGTATTCAAGGTCATTTGGAAGTCTAGGCTCCTCACGATCTAGCACATCGTTATAAGCCAAACTGTTTCGGTCATCCACTTTAATGATTTTAGGCATATTAGTTAAATTATTTCTTCGATAGTGATTTTAAATATGGGCTCCCAAACATAATTTCCTTTATACTTAACTAGGAAATCTATTTTATAATCTGGAATGCAGGGGGCGGAATTTTTCGGTTTAGAATGCTCACGCACTGCCCAAATTCTTTTGCGCCTTCCCCCGACGAATGCAAAGGCTTTTCCTTCCTTTAGAATTTTCTCAATTCTTTTAATCATATTAGTTTACTTAAGTTTTTTAACTTTGCGAATGATTACCAGCATTTTGCGGCGAGCAGCGCGGACTTTGAGGAAAGCGAAAGTGTCCTTTATTTTCGCATTTGCATTGGCTTTCCAGAAATTGCGCTCTTTATTAAGCCGCTTATATTCAGTGCGTTCTTTAGGGGTAAAACTCATATTTAGTTTACTTTAGAAAACTTATTCCAAAAATCTTGGCTATCATCTTCGCCTTCCGATTTTGCACCCGGCTTTTGCACAAGTTCCCCTTCAAAAGATTTAAGATAACTACTTTCATTACTTCCAGGAACAGAAGTAATTCTCATTTCAGCGGAGAGCAAAACTCCCATCGCATTCTTTTTGACTTCTGCCGTGTAAACTGTTCCCGGCCAGTTTGAATTGCGGTATTTTTGGCCGTCGATTAGATCAGAAGGAAACATAATGAGTTTAATTAGTTAGGTATAATTAAGAGAAGTTTGGCAGCTTTCCTAGCCTCACTTTTTATTTTGGCAAACTCTTAATTAGTTTATTTTAGAATACCTCCTCAATAGAGATGAGGTCGGCGTCGTAAAAGGCGGCGTTGTGCGCAGGGTCTTCCGGGTTTTGCTCGCGAAGCTGGGCAATTTCAGCCTCCCGCAAGACAAGGTTGAGCGGCTGGTCTTCGTCGCCGAGCAGGAAAAGCAGGCTTTTCAGGCGGGTGCCGGTGACTTTCAGGCTACCGAGAAGCGTATTGCATTCGGTATTATTTTCGGAATTGAAGCGGCGGATGATGCGAATGGTTTTCATTAGGTTTTTCGGTTTGGTGTTTTGGTTTGGGGATTGGCCCCGACTCAGTTTATCACCACGAAAAACGGAATGCAAATCTTTTTTTAACTTTTTTTCAAAAATCTTTTTGCGCGTTTTATGCGCTCTAATGCTTTACCTTTTTACACTTAGAGGAATTAAAAAAATTATGATTAGTAAAGTACAGCAAAAACTCCCCAGCCTTTCGACTGAGGAGCTTCTGCCAACCTAACCTAAATTGATTTTATTACTTACTTCGCGGCCTTTGCGGCGCGAGCCTTCTTCACCGCCACCGTCTTCGCCTTTGCGGCAGCCTTGGCAGGCTTTTCGACGGTTTTTGCGGCCTTTGCCTTGGCAGGCTTCACAGCGGCCTTTTTGGGAGCCTTTGCGGCCTTCGGTGCGGCCTTGGCTTTCGCCTTGGGAGCGGCAGCCTTGCGAGGCGCTTTCGTTTTAACCACAATAACCGATTCGGTAAGGTTATTAATAGGCTGAATAATTTCCGCCTTAGC